TTTGAGAATGTGTCCACCAAACCACGGACCATTGCTCACACCTTCGACCTCTCCGAAGTCGCAATGTTCTTGTCCGACAAGGACGATGGACTTGGCGACGCTCGTCAAGTGCTCAAGGAAGAAATGGGTAAGCACCACGCTGAAATGATTAACAAGATGCTTCTTGTTGATGTTGACACACCTGCTGGAAACAACCTCCAATCTCTTGACCGACTTACCTCCGACCCGGATAAAATGACCACAGGAACAGGCCATGTAAGCGCTACCACTGACCACGACATTTACTCCATTACTCGCGACGGAAGCGCAGACTTCCACAGCGCGGAAGTTGATGTTTCCTCATCGAGTTCAACCAACCGCAACCTATCCCTCAATCAACTTGATGGATTGTTCCAACAACTTTGGACCCGTGGTGGAAATCCAAAGGTCATGCTTACAGGCTACGACACTTTGATGCGCGTTCAGCAACTCCTGCAATCCCAACAACGATTCATGGACAGCAAGCGCGTGACTCCTACCTACAATGGTGTGAAGGGTGTTCCCGGTCTTGAGGCTGGATTCATCGTCGCAACATACAACGGTGTGCCAATGATTCCTACTAAGGATATGCCTACTGACGGCTCCGGCTCTATCTCAAGAATGTATTACCTTGACACTGATTACTTGTGGTTCCAAACGGCTATCCCGACTCAATACTTTGAAAGTGGTATCGAAACCGGCGACCCATTCGCAATCAACCGTCTCGGTCAAGAAGGTCTTTACCGAACGATGGGCGAAACATGGTGTTCCTTCTTCGGTGCAAGCGGCTCTATCCGTGACTTGCAGTGAGGTGTTTCTTTTGCCTACAATTACCTACAAAGGGCGACTTCGCACAGGTGCGAACATGGGTCGTCTTGGATGGTGGACTTGGGGTGAAGCACGCGAAGTTACCGCAGAATGGTTAGAGTCCAATAAGGGCGAAATCTTCGGCGGAAATGACTTCGTGATTGAAGGATACGATGTGGATGAGGTTGCTCTCAAAGGCGGCTCACCCGATAACACTTGGACGAAAGGCGACATTATGGCTTGGCTTGACGAGAAGGAAATCTCTTATCGCGCTACGAGCACAAAGAAGACGCTACTCGCGAAGGTGAACGAATCCCTCGCTCCTACCGAAGAATCTAATAATGAGGCGGAAGAAGCACAAACAACAACAGAGAGTGATGAATGATGGCGGCAGGACATACAAGAAACATACGCGAACATATCATGGGCGACATGCACATGCTTGTGGGGACTTTTACAGACGGTGGAACCGATGTTTACTACGGTGACACACTCAGCGAAGTCTTCGCGGCAGGCGGACATGTTACCAGTCTTTACAATACAGGCGTGCTGATTAACGATGCAACACCTCGCGATGTTGGATACGCAGGCGCACTAACAGTTAACACAGTGGACGCTCGGCTACATTTCAATATAGGCGAAACGCTTTACGCTGGTGGTCTTCGTGTTGGTGTTATCACTGCAATCGGCGGTGCAACATCAATTACTTGCGGTGGTGGTCTTTTGGGTCCACTTGCTGATAACGATGAATTGCAGAAGTTAGGACCAAACACAGGCGCTGTGACTTTGACTGACGGAACTCTTACTGTCAGCGTTGACGAAACCAACAAGTATGTTGTTTTCGGAAACGGCAACCTCGGAGCGGCGAGCACTGCTCACACAGGTCAAAACGGTCGCTGGTGGATTCTCGGCAAGCGATGAGGTGATTCACCTTGTCCGATACCAAAGTGTTTGAATTTACACCCAACGAGGCTTGTGAAACAGGCGCGTCAGTTGCTGGTGGAGTGCAGAAGGTACTTGACGATTACACCAGTGGTAAAGCCATTGAAGGTGTGACTTCGTACATCATGCAAGGAAACCTCTATGTCGTAGTAGTCACCGCTTGAAGGTGAGCGACATGGACTTGAATGAACTGAAACGCCTCGAAAAACAAGGCTGGCGTAAGGCTGAAGAGTCTATGGTCAAGACTGACGAGCGTGACAAATTGAAGGGTGTTGTAAAGCGCCAAAACATGAAGACACGCAACATTCGCGATATTGTCAACATTGGCGCAGGTACGCGTTGCCGCTTCTGCGGCATGCTCCACTTCTGCTACCTTGAACGATGCGGTGCATGTAAGAAACCGATGGACTACAACCTCGGCAAGACCGAAGAGGTGATTGGATGAATCCGTTTGACAAAGCATGGTTATTGCTTAAAATGACACCCGAAGAGATGGAAGCCGCAGGCTTCCACGAAGCGGCGCAACAGATGCGCGCAATGCAACAGCAACAGCAACAGGTATCTCAACAAGCCCAAGCCGCCGCTCCACAAGAAACGCCAAACACTCAATCGTATCAGCATCAAATAGACATGAAACAAGCAAAAGTGGATGAAGCACAGCGCATACGCGCCATGTTGAAGCAGGGGCGACAGGTTGCTTCTGCGAGGGAAGCGATTCAAGCGTTTTATGAAAAGCATGGACACTACCCAAAAAAGGGCATACCTAAGAAAATTATACAACGGCTTGAGGCTTTGCGACTGAGGGATGACTGATGCCTACGGTATTTGAAACAGGTGAGCGCGAAGGACGACCTTTATTCCCCGACAGACTTTACTACACATCAGCGCAGAAGGTTGCAGACATTCTCCAAATTCCATTCCCCGACCCCGTTTACTTGGCCGCAGAAGACGGTTCGACACATGTTGACATTTCCCCCGCAGACTACCGATTGGTTGGCTTTGAAATAGGTGATAAAATTGAGATTACCAGCGATACCGAAATGGGTGAAGAGCGAACTATCACAGGCATTACTCGCGCTTCCGGTAATGTTCGTCTTTCTTTCGCGGGAAGTTTAACCGGAGATTACACCACGACAGATAATGCAGAGGTGCAGAACCTGCAATCTTTCACCAACGGAAAGAGAAAGGGTGTCACGAAGGCGCAGGTCGAGACGCTCATCCTGCGTACTCAAGACAAGATTGACAACCTCACGAACAATTCATGGCGACCTATGTTGCAAACGGCTGAATACATCAATTTTGATACTTACAAACCGTATCGTCGTCGCTACTACACTGATTATGTAGGGTCTGTTCCTCTCATGTTCCGCAACGCGCAACAGATTCTTCGCCTTGAAATTTGGCAGGGCAATGACTACCGTGAAATAGCGGCGGCTGAAATCCGACTCAAGGTTGACGACTACACTCAAATTACTGCTGATACTGACAAAGTGTTCCTATGTCCCGGCGGTGGCGGTATCGCGACATTAGAGGCTGGTGATGGAACTTCCAAGTTCCGCGCGCAGTTTGACAATGTAAGCACTGCACAGCAGTTGGCTGACCTCATCAACATGAATGCACGCAAAGGTAAATCAGCAACAGCATTCAGCCCTTCTTTCGTCTTTGAAGACATAACGGAGACTGACGGTACTGTTTCAGCCAGCGTTCATCATGAGTTCATGGCCTCCGCTAATGCTGACTATGGAGCAGGAGAATTGAAAATCACTTCTATGCGACGCGGTTCAGCAGGTCAAAACGCAACTTATGCTTGCACATCATCCGGCATCACTTTCAGTGGCGCGACTGACCTTGAATCAACCGTCAGCGCATCCACAGCAACAACCATCACTCTTGACGATGTGACAAACTTCGTACCCTTCGGCATCATCAACATCGGTGCGACATACGGCTACTACACCAGCATCACAGGTACTACGCTCAATGGAGTCACTGACCTCGTTGGGGATATTAGTGCGGCGGCAACCGGGGGTGCTACCATCAAACAGAAGCAGTTCAAGATTGACTATGTTGGAACAAGCACAGGCGACGAGGCTCGTCTTCGCGATTGGTGGGCTGACTACGAGTTGGGTGTCATTTACTTCAACAACTCATACCCTTACTTCTCATGGAATGCCGTTAAAGCATCCTATGTGTACGGTGAGCGATATGTCGAAAAAGCGATTGAAGATATTTGTACTAAGTTGGTTGCGATGGATTTGATTCTGTCCGATGACAGAAGCGTGCTACTACCCGAAGGAACACAGAATGTGGACTTGGGTAGCAAGTATCAATTATTCAAAGCGCAGGTTGCGGAGACGCTACCGCGCTACACAGAGATAATGACGGTGTTGTGATAGTATGAACCCAATGAAAGAAGCATGGATATTTTTGAAGGGCAATCCAAGCATGGCGACTTACGAAAATGAAGAAACTATCCACCCTGCGGCTATGAATTATGCGCGATTGCCCGATAATGAAGTGCATTACGAAGACCGACATTATGGTCGCGACACGCCTCCCGAAATCGCAGATGTGTTAGACGCGACGACAAGGGGAACAGAATACACCGACGCGGTGGATAAATTGACACCCGAACAGAAGAAAGATATGGATTTGAATAGGTATCGCCGCGCTGCGAAAGATGCAACGAGCCGACAAATGAACGCAGTCATGGGTGATGAAGGCGAAAGAGAAGACGCTCATCAAACACGCCATGTTCAACGAATGCCCCGACCCGAAGATGAGAGGCCAACATACACCAATCTTAGTCAACCAAGCAACAAAGGACCGACTCGCCGCGACATGCGCGGCGAAAACCCATTTGAACGACGAAAGAAGTGATACTATGAAAGAGGCCATCAAGAAGGAACTCGCTAAAGCGTTGAGTGAAACCATTGCTCAAGCGCGCGAGAATACCATCTTTACTGACGAGGGGCGCATCTTCCTTGACGCGTGCGCTCTTGACTACGGGGCGGCTGTCAACAGCGAAGGACAAATCATCAAGGAGAATGGTGAGGTTATGGAAGAAAACGACCCCGACTACCAAGCCATCATCGGCAAAGCGAAGAAGCAAGCACGCGCTCAGTCACATATCGGGAGGAATATAATTGGCTCTTGAGTCTGTTGAACTCATTAAGGACATTCTCACCACAGGGTGGAATCGCGGGAACACGAATCAGCGAACACCTATCGTTGAAGACATAACAACCATTGAAGCGGGTCGCGGGAAGCGTCTTGACCTTACCAACAAAGACGCAATCCTTCTTTACGAAACCATGCACGCGGAAGAACAGCCCGAAGTTTTCTATGATTTCGTTCACACGCGAATCAATGTGACTCTTGATGCGCGAACCATGAACGGGCGAAAGCATCTCATGAAGATGGAAGATGAGGTGCGAAGAATCATCCACAGTAAAAGAAAGGGCGATGGAGTTAATTTTGACCGATTACTTTACAAACTACGAACTGACCTTTCGGACCGAACGAAGAGGCTACATCGCATGACCTTCCAAGTCGAAATAGTGATATTCTCGGAACTCATCGCGTGAAGTAAGGCGGAGCAGATAATATGGCATCAACAGTGTATAAAGGCGACCTATCCGAAGTGACATTCGGCAAAGAATGTGGACTCGCGTTGTCGTTTGACGCCTTCGGCGGTCTTCGTTTCGCGACGAATGCCGCTGGCACAGGCATCCTTTTCACAGGGGCAACCGAGGGTTTCTTCTCAAGCGGCTCACTTCTGCGATACCCTGCGGGTATGCTCGTTGGTTCGCAACTTCGCGTTATCGGCGGCGGCAACTTCACTAACGATGATAACGCTACCAAAGGCCATGTTTACACAATTGTCGCAAACAGTGGCGATTCACTCACCGTTTCACCTGCTATGAAAGAGGTCAGCACTACATCGGCGGCTGGTGACGAACTCATCATTGACACAGTTGGAACACCAACGATTGATACCGCGAGCACCTACAACGCGAGTGCTAAGTTATCCGATGAGTCTGTCCTTACAAACCAATTCGTTGGTCTTGCCGCAACTGTTGCGCTACCGGAAACCAAAGTGGAAGTGCGACGCGCTCACATTGTAGGAGTCGGTCGTGATGTTGTCATCCAAGAACCACAACGATTTGAGAACACGGGCGGGTCCATTGAAACGATGATGAATAGCGCGCGTTGGTTATACTACGCACTTGGTCGCGAAGTTATTGACGAACCTGCGACAGTCATCTCCGGTGACCCAACTGCAACATTATTCTTGGACATCGCCGCTGGCGACACTTATGTTGGCTACACAGGCACACTCTCTAACCTCTCCGCTGGTGAATACATCATTGTCAAGGACGGCACAGCCACAGCATTCCCGAAAGACACATCTGCCGCCGGTTCAAAGGAATGGGGTGCTGATGGTCTTGGTGTTGATATGGAGAATGCGGAGCGTAATGAAATCCGTCTTGTGCTTTATGTTGACACAACCACACGACGCTTGCACCTTGAAGAGCCATTGCATTTCAGCCACACAGGATACTCACTCAAGCGCGTAGCCTATCATGAGGGTTCAACTGACGGTTCACCGGATTTCGTCACTACTGCCGCTTCTTTCGGAACAATCACCAACCGCCAATCACGACTTCTATTCTCCGGTGCTACGATTCCTTCATTCGCTATTGAGTCAAGCATACGAACACACAATGTTGGTTCATACAACGGCAACGCAACTGACGCTCTCGCTAACGAAGCCGCACCCGGTTCTGCTAATGACAGCAAGCAACTTACGCGCGTTTGGAAAGGATGCAAAGTCAAGGACTTCTCGCTCGCGGCTGATGCTGATGCTGAGGTGAAATTGACGGTCAACTTTGACGCGCTTTATTGCTACACTGACACAGGTCGTCTTGAAAATGGTGCAAACAAAGGTGACCGATACACCGCGCACCGTATGTTTGAGAACACTGCTAACTCCACAATCAACCGCAAGAAGGCTGGTATCGCTCCAAACACTGAGAAGCCGTTCTTCTTTTACAACGGTCAAATTAGTTCATTTGGGACTAACATCGCGCAAGTC